AGTCCTACACCATCCGTAAGTGTTACATTAGCCGTTAAACAATTAGCAAAAATGTCTTCAAAGATATTGAGGTCTGACCAGGATGCTTTCAGATCAATATATCCTTTATTCTTTTTATTGGGAGAGGTTAAAGTAAGTTTTTCAATATCGAATTCACCAGGAGTAGAGGGAATTTTCCCCTGTTTCGGGTTCGCTAAATTTTTACTCTTCGTTCCGTGATCGGCCGTTTCAGTAGTTACACCTTCTGTTTGTTTGCGTCTTTCTAGTACAACTCCGAATTCTCCCCGTGGTCCGTTAGCCATTATCCTAATTTCTCCGCGTGTTCGGACATAATACCCCCAATGTACGTTGCTTTAATTAATTTAATATCGCGTTTCAATTCATTTTCTTCTTGTTCCCAATTATAACAATATACAATCTTTCTATCTGCCTCGTCCAACGCATCATATGTTGTTACATCAACCTCAATGCAGGCTTGTGGAATAGCATCAGTTGATCCTGTCGCCTCTACTCTTGTTCTTACTATTTGTTCATAATGATGTACTCTATTCATTGCAGTATTAATAGTACCATATTTGTCTTTCATATAATTTTCAAGATCTCTAGTAGCCAATGGCCATTCATAAAGAGGATCATGTATATCATTAATCAAAAAGATTAACCATGTGAACTTTACATCACCATAGACCTTATGAGATGTGAGATCTGGGCGCTCACCTTCAGGAATCGAATAAGGGAAATATTGAACAACATCGTTCATAATAACATTTCTCAATTTCGCCCGTTCCATAAGATTAATGGCGGTTTTGTATTTTGGTGGTGCCGTTCCAGTAATATTATAGTCTATTTGTGGATAGTGCTGAAAAAATTCAGACATGATTTACTCTCCTTTTTTTATTAAAATCCGGCTTTGGTAACTTTTTGTCGATGCATTATTTCTAGTTCCATAAATGAAAGTCCCATCTGCATTGAAACTGGATATTGTGTGCCCTCAAAGAATAATGGAACGCCTTCGGTATTATAATCCATTTCACACGATGTACATACTGATCTACCTATATTAAACATTGGGTTTGTAGGCCCGGTAGGCAAAGCTTCTCCATTAATATAATAAGTTATTACAAATTCATCTGGATAACTAAATAAACCCGCCGGAGAAGTTTTGTTGTTTCCTCCTGAATGAGAAGGTAACATAGCAGCTTTAAATGCATTAATTATGTTAACGCATGTTTTAGATTCGTTAGAATCCTTTGGATTGAACTTGAAGGTAAATTTATGTTCTCGCATGTCAGAAGGTCCTTTGTATGCCGCAACAATATATGGATTTAATACAGCTCCCCTAGCTTGTTGCAAGATAGTTTTACCTGTTTCACCCCCCAAAGCTCCTCCTGCAAGAATCCCAACGTCCGTCCCCTCACTAGCCAGAGATTTGGCCTGGGCTCCTAACATTTTTTTCATTCCCCACGCGCTATGACCTGATTTTTGGAGTGATTCAAGTGCTCTTCCAGCTACTTGACCCAAAGCAGCTGCAGAATATTCTGATTTATAGGATGTTTGTAGAGCATCATTGGGAATATATAACGCAATATCCAATGTTTGAGAACCGCTTCCTGTTCCACGATTAAATGCAAAAGCATCAAAAGATATCCAATGTTTTGATGTTGATCCGCTTTTTAGTTCTGGGGGATATTCGTAGAGGGCGGCAGCCATTTTTACTTCTCCATTGAAGAGTTAATTATTAAAGGTTCTATATATTTATATGAGATACAAAGGAAAATTTCGACCAGAAAACAGAGAAAAGTACAAAGGTGATCCTACTAATATCGTTTATCGGTCTGGTTGGGAACTTAATTTTATGAAATATTTAGACCGACAACCAAACGTTCTAAAATGGTCAAGTGAAGAAATTATTATACCCTACAAGTCACCTATTGATGGTCAATGGCATCGATATTATCCCGACTTTTGGGTTAAAACCTCCGTTGGTGAGACACTAATTGAAATCAAACCTAAGAAACAGACCGCTCCCCCCAAACCAAACCCGAAACACAAGCGAAGATACCTAAGAGAAGTTAAGACATGGGGGATTAATGAAGCAAAGTGGAAAGCCGCAGAGGAGTTCTGCGAAAACAAGGGATGGAAATGGCAAATCATGACTGAAGATACCCTCAACAATACTAAATAGTTATATTATGGCATCAAAGGAATCTTATTTAGATAAATTAAAAAAAGCAATCGATACCAACAACATCGCGTCCAAAGCTCGAGCTGCGGGGAACTGGTTTCGGTCAGTTGTTAACAGAACGCGGGGAAAGTTTTCTGGAGAAACACCTTCATCTATTCTTTCTAAATACGATGCGGCTGCAAATCAAGTGCTTGGGAAAATGTATTTTTTTACGTATGATCCAAAATGGAAAAAGGAACTACCCTGGTACGATACTTTTCCATTAATTTTCCCTATTAAGACTTATCCCGATGGATTTCTTGGACTCAATTTCCATTATTTGAATCCGAAAGAACGGGCCGTATTAATGGATCAACTTAAATCTTTTGCAAATAATAAAAGGTTTGATGACTCAACAAAATTATTATTGACCTATCAAACAATAAAAAAAATAGGAAGAGCAAGACCTACAATTCACAGATATCTTGGAAAACATGTTAGTTCTAAATTTGTTCTTATTGATGCGGATGAATGGGAAGTAGCTCTTTTCCTTCCAGTTGAAAGATTTAAAAAAGCAAACAAAAAACAAGTATGGTCACATAGCGGGAGAATGTTTTAATGTTTTTACCATCAGAATTTATGTCAAAGGTTGATAATTTAGGCAGTCTTGCGAGAAAACACAAATTTACAATTCAAATTATTGAACCTTCCGTATTACGAACAGGGTCAATCAATAATGGATCTGATTGGGGAGTTGAGAGCAGCCAAATTCCTTCAAAGATAGAATTCCTTGCTAGTGCAGCATCTTTACCAGGTAAATCTTTTGCGACCACAACTCACCGAATGTATGGATTTGGATTGGATGTTCCGTACGAAGCATCATACGAACCCGTGCAACTTACTTTTATGAATACAAATGATTATTCACCAAGAACATTCTTTGAAGATTGGATGGCCAATATTGCACGGATTAAAAGTTATAATATGCACTATTACAAGGACTACATATCGGATGTAATGATTACTGCTTATGATGATGAGAACTCCCCACGATACCAATGCAAGTTAGTGGAATCATATCCGAAAAGTATGTCAGCAATAGAACTGGGTTGGGACGGACAAGATGTACAGACCTTTACAGTAGACATCCAATATAGCTGGTGGGTTAGTGATAAACAATCAGAAGGAACTTTTTAATTTTATACATTATTATAGGAGAATATTATGGCTTTACCAAAGGTAATCACGCCGACTTATGAATTGACAATTCCATCTTCTGGTGAAAAAGTCAGTTACAGACCTTTTCTTGTAAAAGAAGAGAAAACATTATTAGTGGCAATGGAATCGAAAGATACCTCTGCAATGACTAAAGCAATGCAAGATATCATTACTGCCTGCACAGAGGGTTCAGTAAATCCAAAAAATCTTGCACCATACGATCTTGAATTTTTCTTCCTTCAACTCAGGGGAAGATCAGTAGGGGAACTTATAGAAATTAAATCCCCTAGACCACCAAATTTCACAAATTGCTGTGAGGAATCAACAGAGGAAGATATTTGTGAATTGAGTATTAACATTGATGATATTTCTGTCGATACTTCAGAAATTAAACCCTCGGAGATAGAAATTTCAGATACGGTTGGAGTGAAAATGAAGTTTCCAGAAATTGATGCAATTCAAAAATATTCTTCGACTGAGGGTGAGATGAACGCCGATAATATTTTTAAACTCATTATAGAATGTATTGATTATATTTGGGATGGAGATGATATCTACAAATCAAAAGACCATTCTAAAAAAGAATTAAATGAATTTTTAGATTCTCTTAATACAGGACAATTCAACAAAATCAGAGAATTTTTTGAATCGATGCCGAGGTTGTCACATGATGTTGATTGGGTTTGCCCTAACTGTAAGAAATCCAAAACATTGACTTTACAGGGGATTGATGCTTTTTTCGGCTAGTGCTGAGTCATGATAGTTTGGCCAACCACTATCAGACTAATTTCGCCATGATTCAGCATCACAAGTGGAGTCTAACAGAATTAGATAATATGATTCCGTATGAAAGACAAGTATATGTAACATTACTGCAGCAGTGGATTAAAGAAGAAAACCAAAGAGTTAAAGAAGA